TCTTCGCCCCCAACACTGTGCCGCTCGATGGAGAGCTGTTGCACGAATGGTGGGTCGGTCCTTCCGGAAGCGGGAAGTCTCGGTTGCTTTGGGAGTTGTACCCAGACCACTTCCCCAAGAAGCTCAACAAGTGGTGGGACCGTTACCGTTATGAGGAGGTTGTGGCCATCGAGGAGTGGTCGCCCAAGAACGACTGTACGGCGTCATCCCTAAAGGTCTGGGCTGATCGATATCCCTTTCCTGGTGAGATCAAGGGTGGAACGCTGCAACGCTTACGTCCGAAGAAAATCATCGTCCTCAGCAACTACACGCCTCAGCAGTGTTTCTTGAACAGCGAGGATCTGGACCCAATACTCCGACGGTTCACGGTAGTCAACTTCCCAAGCCAAGAACAACACGCGCGTTGCCGCGCGGAAGCATTCGTCGAACTAACCCCTTTGGATACCCCAGAAGTGTTCGACGATCTGCCGGATCTTAGTTTGGATGGAGATTTCTTTTTAGATGTTTAACTTGGGTTTGCTCTACGCAAACTCCGCTTTCTTAATCCAGTGTGTATTGTGTAGTAAGATTTGTTAATGCTTGCGGCCGACCTGCCGTCGGCCTCCTACTCCGGTCGCGTCGCTTCTTCGAAGCTCCTAACCTAAGGTACACCCACGCGCGCCTTCGCTTCGCTCGGCTCTTCGCGCGGGTCCCAAGTCGCACGCTCCGCTTCGCTACGCGGCTCCGATTTAGATCGACATAACAGAGTGTTAAGTTCGCACGTACTTAATGGTAAGTACGCATATATGTAGCCATATATGTTATACGTTGTGTGGTCCACGTACGTATATATACAAACTCTTATATAGTATAGATTTGACTTGGGTACTCTATACTATAGTGTACGGTATACACTTTGGTACCCCCCTTCATAGAGGGGGACGGAGTGGATGGAAGTGTACGGAGTTACGGGGTGGACCGTAACCATCCTCACTTCTCAATCTGCCGAGTACCCCCCAAGTGTAACCAGCCACCATGCCGTCTGTCCAGCCTGCTCTCGCCGCGCCTGAACAGTCCAACAGCAACACGGTTCTCTTCGAGATGATGATGCACTACAAGCGTCGAGCCGAGATCGCTGAAGAAGCCACGGAGCACGCGCGGAAGCGCTTGAAGAAGTCCATGGCCGCTACCGCGGACGCCCAACACGAGCTGCACGAACAAGTCGCGCACAACCGCCAGTACGTACTGGCGAACGAGCGTGGGGCGAGGATGATCGTCAGGAAGCACGAAGCTGGTCTCGGACTTGCTGCATGCCTCGACAACCTGTTCGAGTGTGTGGACGTCGTCAACGAGACAGCCGCCAACTACAACAACATGCTCGGCATTGAGTATATCGCTATGCACAAGGACGCGATCTTCCAGAGAGCACAAGTGTTCCTGGAACAGTTCACCGATGACACGGATGAAGACCTAGAAGCCGACGAAACGATTGACCTAACGGGTGATACTACAGAGGAAGAAGATGTAGGAGAGTGGGTTTGACTAGCTTTACCTACGCTTATTGCATTGGCTTCGGTTATTGCGGTTATATATTACATCTACTAGTGGAATAAGAGTTCAGTGCTACGCACTGTCCTCATTCCATGAATCAAAGGGGTTAAAGTTCGTCGTGTGAGATAGGGATCATTTGATCGTGCAACTGATCCATAACACGGTTATATTCGCGATTGATGCGAACTTGATCAATTCGGCGATGTTTCTTCTTCTCAGTGACAGTTCTCTTAAGTTCTTTGGCCAATTCCTCGTTGTTTTTCGGTTGAAATTCACGAGGGGCAGCTGCCGATGGCGCAAGTCTCATAGGAGTGTCGCCTACGAGCCGATAGACAAACGATTAGCATTGTTGTTAACACCGGCTATACCAGCGACGCCAAGTAATGAATTGAGCATGATGTTGCTAGCAACACCAACTGCACGACCACCAACTTGGCGCAACAAAGGCACTCCAATAGTTTGAAAGGCGTTCGCACCCATATCTGCAGCTCCTTCCGCAATTGCGGAGATACCTTGCTGAATGTATCCCTCCTGCTCCGCTTCAGTATGGAATGGCGATTGTTGGGTCGCCATATGGCCAACTGCAGACAAAGTAGCAGGGCTGTTAGGTGCAGCAACAGTTCCGATGATCACACCTCGCTTGTCTGGGACAGCTTCGGTCATTAGCAAATGCTCTGCACTAAGTGGGGCACCTAGTGGACAATTCTCAAGCATAACAACGATTACACCCCAAGCATAATCAGTCTGGAACATTCCCGAGGTACTGTTCTCAATTTGAGCAGAGGGTGAGCTGTATCGAAAACCAGTGTCATCAAGCCACTTATTAATCACAGTCAAAGGAGTCTGTGTCAAAGAGGCAAGAGTAACACGACGATAATGCTGCAACCCAGTCATATCAGCGACTGACGTAGGAAATTGCCATGTAGCAACACCAAAACTACTTTCAGTGCTAATACCAATATGAACGAATCCTGACGCACTAGTAGGTGCGACAGGACTGCTCAATCGAATTGCATGCGCCACAGGGCGAACCAATTCACAAGCGGAAATGAAATTACTCCGCTTGCCTCGGTTCACACCAAGCGCATTATAACTCAGGCCCCAACTTACGGTCGCTGCAGCCCCTGTAGCAGCAACAGTGCCGAAGGTGTACTGAGGGCGAAACGCTACAGCGTTAACGCCTGCATCAACGGTGATAGAGACATTCTCAACGTCGGTTGTAGCAATACTAGGAATAGTATTGGAGTCAGGGATCTTCGCACCCTGAACACGCTCGTCGAATGGATCAAGTTGAGCCAAAGCAAACTTCGTGCCAGGAGTTAGAGGAGGTGGTGGGCACTTATGAGCAGCCGCACGACGACTCGTACGGCGGCGAACTGGACGTGAATAACTTGGGCGACGTCGAATCGACGCGCGACGACGTGGACGACGGATATTCACTTTGGATCGACGATAAACCATGTTTCTTCTAGATTCTAAAAAGGTAAGTGAAGAGCTGGCCTTAAGTCTAGTTTGCTCTGAACATAAGTTCAGATACTTCCCAAACTTCAACTTGGCTCAGCTCAGTAGCCCCTAGGTAATAATGTGAAAGCATGGCTGGTGAGCCATTTTCACGGGACCTAGGGGCTAAAGCCAAGCTGGCATTTGACATTTGTCGATGGACTGCACAAGCAAATACCGGGCCTGGTGCTTCACTCTCAACAACTACAACGCTAAAGACGAGGAACATATCCAGACAACGCTGAAGACATTGTCCAGATATCTTATCTACGGACGTGAAGTTGGCGCCGATGGGACACCGCATCTCCAAGGATACGTGTACTTCCACAACCAACGCCAACGCAAAGCAGTCGGCAGGCTCCTGCCTCGCGCTCACTTGGAGCCGACTAAAGGATCGCCTACGCAGAACAAAGCGTACTGCTCCAAGGAAGGCGACTTTTTCGAGTGCGGCGACATACCAATGGAGTCCAACATTGCTCGAGAGAAGGGAGGCGCTGCGACAAAGGCGCGCTATGCTGCAGCTATACAACATGCAGAGTCCGGCAAACTCGACATTGTCAAGCGAGATGACCCTAAGCTATACCTCCTTCACGGACCTAGGCTTGAGTCCCTCTTCGCCCCCAACACTGTGCCGCTCGATGGAGAGCTGTTGCACGAATGGTGGGTCGGTCCTTCCGGAAGCGGGAAGTCTCGGTTGCTTTGGGAGTTGTACCCAGACCACTTCCCCAAGAA